ATCGATCTTATCATCGTACATTGGTTTAGGTAAATCTTGAAGTGCATCCATACTTACATTCATAAGATTCGCATCTATTCTTTCTGCGATTCTTTCCTCTGCCATTTCTAGTGTAATGTAAAGAACATTCCGTCCTTGATTTATACAGTTTGCAGCCATGTGACACATGAACAAAGATTTACCGACACCAGTTCCAGCAAGTGCAATGTTTAATGTTTTTTGTGGGAGTCCACCTTTTGTAATTTTATTGAAATATTCTAAGTCAAATGGAATACGTTCTTCTTTACGATGTAAGTATTCAAATCTATCTGATGCATCCTCTATATAATCATGACCAACTCTATTATCAAAAGAAACAGATAATGCATCTGTCAAAAGACTTGGAAGTGCATCAGGTTTACGTGTGGAATCTCTACCTTCAATAATAGAGATTCCGTCCACGACGGCATTATAGATTGCCCTATCTTTACAGAATGTTTCGGTAGTATCAGTTAACCACTCTATATCAACTGCATCATCTGTAAAGTTGCTAACAATATTTGTTATGTCTTTATATTGTTGTTCAGTTAAATCTTTTCGGTTATCAAGTTCAACTTCCAAAGATGTTTTTGTTGGAAGTTTTGAATACTTTAACGCAAAAGAACTTATCTCTTTGAATACGATTCTTTGATTTCTATCTTGAAAGTATTCTTCTTTTAAAAATGGTAAAACTTTTCTAGCATATTCTTCATTTGCTACTAAGTTTTCTAGTATCGTTAGTGTTATATTTTTCATCAAGTATATCCATTAGTATATCACCTATTAAATTAAAAAAATTATCGCCAAACTTTTCTCTAGGTATTGCGTTGTTTTCTATAATATCATATTCAAATTGCATTGTCAATTTATCATCTTTTTCTATTGGTGTGACTTTACCATATTTATAAATTACACCAGCAAACTCTCCCTCGTTGATCCCTATGCAAGTTTGATCTGGGTAGTTTGCTGATTCGATATAACTGAATTTCTTTTTTGTCAAGTGACTAATCCACTTACAACTTCAGTATATGCTTTGTTTATATTTTGATTTGATGGTGTGACTAATATAATACCACCACTTCTAAAAATTATTGATTTAGGATTTTCCTCACCTGTCATACAAACACCTCTTGCAAAACCCATGTTTCCTTCTTTAGTGCTAACCATCATTTTTGGATTACTTAGATGTACGCCTGTATCATCATTTTTTTCTAGTCTTCCAACAAATTCACCATGTGGTGTTAAAACAGATACTAAATCACCTTGTTTCATTTCACTCATTGTTGCCTCCATATGAGTATTCTTTCATTGCCGCTTCTTCTAGTTTTTCCATAACTTCATCTGTGAAGTATGACTGTGGATCATCATTTATAGTTTTACCAAATACTTTTCGACCATCTGGTAATTCAAACTTCGTAGATACTTTTTTAAATATATCATATTTTTCAGCAAGTTGAAGTAATCCATAATATTTGTCAAGTCCTTTATTGTATGTTAATCTAACTTCACAATCTGAGTTTTCTTTTGTTAGTCTAGACTTTTGATTTTTTGCTTTGATAATATTACCAATAACTTCAGTTCCGTCTTTTTCTTTTTTCTTACTTAGATAAACAATACTACTTGCGGCATATTTAAGTCCACTACCACCACCCATTTCTTTCATTGGAATATATGATCCAACAACATCATAAGTATGATTAGTGACGACCATAGGAACTTTTGCTTTTCCTAATTTAAGTGTAAGTATTCTAAATGCAGCCTTTAGAACTTGAGCTCTTGTCATATCTCTTGTTTCTTTTCCCTCTGCTGTATCTTCAACTTCTTTAGTTGTAGATAACATACCTAGAGAATCAAGACACATAAACATTGGTCTTCTAATATCAACGTCTTGTTGCATGTATCTATCAAGAACTTTTATTGCCTGTGTTCTAAACTCTTGCACAGTTGAAACAGGTAAGACTACCATTCTTGATGCATCAATACCTCTATCAACGATCATTTTTTTAGTTACTGCTGATTCTGACTCAAAGTAAACAACACCACCATCTGGGTTTGCATCTAAAAAGTGTTTACACATTCCCATAAGAAAAAATGTTTTACCTGTTGCAGATTCACCTGCAAGTGCTGTTATTTTATTCTGTGGAAGTCCACCATAGAGTGAACCACTTAACATTCCATTTAAAATATAAGAACCTGTGTCGATAAAGTTTTCAACATCACCTGATTCGACTCCGTCTTCTACTAGATTAGCATATTCATTGCCAGTTGTTTTTATGATTTCTTTTAGAAAATCATTTGCATCTGTACCCATAATTACTCCTATTTTTTTATTGTAGTTGCTGGACTTATTACCTCTGGTCTATATTCTACATAGTTTTCTATCAAGTCTGATGGTATGCATTGAAGTTGTAACCCAGTTAAATCTTTTAATTCTGTGTATATCTCTTCTTTTGCAATCATACAGTCTTGCATTCCAATGTATAAAAATTTTGACGCTATGTTTTTACACTCCACATCGCCTGGTAGACCTAGACATAAGTATCCAATCAAAAATACTGCTGTACTCATTTAATTACTATTGCTCCTAAAAAATTATGATTACGCCAAAATACTTGTATATCTTTAAAACCTGCCTTTGTCAAGAATTCGTTTATTTCGGGCCAAGTATTTGGTTTCAACATGTGTCGTAGTGTGTTTTCTTTATCTAAAATGTCTTTATCTTCAAAATGTTTTCTTTTGTAATCGTAGTACATAAACGTTAACATGTCTTGGATATGTGCATTCTGAGAATAAACTTTTTCTGCAAAGACAAATGCGCCACCAGGTATTAAACTTGTATGAATATCTCGTATCAATTTTTCTCTGTCTGTTTTAGGCATGAACTGTAAAGTAAATATTGATGTAATATAAGAATATTTATTATAACCTAACGAATATTCTCTTATATCCTTTTCACTAAAATTAATAAATGATCTATTTTTACTTTCCTCAACCATTTCCCATAATTCATCAGACCTTTTATGAAGGTCTTCTTGAAAACCTTTTGCGTATTCAACACCTTCGTATGTGACACGATTCTTATGTTCATGATTTTCTAAAAATATTTCTTTTGTTAGTTTGCCAGTTGAACATCCAATATCTAGAACATGTGTTTTTTCTTCTACAAAATATCTAGAAAATGATACAACATCATTCAATAATTCTTTATAACCTCTAATGGATTTGTCAATGTGATTATCAAATCCTTCTTCTCTATGTGCAAATGTAAAATCGTTCATTATATATTCCTTAAAACATTATCATACATGGAACTTGCCAGTGCTTTCATCATTAGTGATGGCACCATTCTTCCACATCTCTCTGATCTCTGAGCCCACTTACCTGTCAGTATAAAATCGTCTGGTAGTGATGTTACTCTTTTCAATTCACCTAATGTAAACTTTCTGTCTTCTTCCCAATGACAAACTCCAGCAGTTTTTTCAGTTGCACCCATGGCAGTGAGAGTAGGTGACGGATGAAACTCTGATGCAATCTTTAAATTAAAATGCCAACCTTTTGGATGATAGTCTGTGCCTGTGATTACTTTGTCTGGGTTGCGTGGCATAAGAACACAAGTTTGTTTATAGTATGCTGTCTCTTTCCACATTCTTGTTAACATTTCAACTTCATCTTGATCATAATCTAAATCATCAAATGCACCTTGTAAAGTAGTAATTGTTTTATTTTCTTTTGGAAATATTGATGATAGAGTCATAAAATTCAAACCAACTTGATCCATAATGTCATCTCTAACTGCCATAAAGAAAACTCTTCGTCTTCTTTGTGGAACTCCAAACTGTGAACAATCATGTACTTTTGCAACTACTTGATATCCAATATCCTCAAATGTATTTTGTATTTTATTAAAATATTGTTTTGCTTCTCCAACTGTAAGACCTTCAACATTCTCTGCGATGATAGTCTTTGGTCTAATCTTATCTGCGACTCTTAAAAACTCAAAGAATAAGTCTTCAATATTCGTAACTATCTTTCCGTCTGAGTAAGATTTAGTTTTACCAAATCCGTCACTATGAACTGTTCCCTCTCTTGCCAATGTTCCACACATACTAAATGCTGAACATGGAGGCGATCCGTCTAATAATTCAAGTTCACCTTCTTTTATATTTGCAATCTCTAAAAAATCTTTTCCCTCTAGTTCTTTGATATCACCATCAAGAATAGGTGTGTTTGGATAATTATCTCTGTAAGTATTTCTTGCTTCTTCAACAAACTCATTTATTGCAAGTATTTTTCCACCTGCAAGACGATAACCTGTAGAACTTCCACCACCACCTGCGAAAGTGGATATAACACGAAACTTTTCTTGTGCCTCTCCGTCTAATACGTCTTTCATTAAGTAAGGTTTGTATTTCATATAAAGTTTTCCAAAGTGCCTTTACTATCAACTATTTTTGACCAGTCACGACACACATCCATAATTCTTTTCCTATCATATATGTTTATCTCTTTATTGTCAAGAAGATTCTCAAATATAGTTGGTATTTCTGCCACAAGTTGTAAATTAAGATGTTTTTTAAGTTTAAGTTCATTAAACTCATGAAAATGTTGTCTGATTAAATGTTTTTCGTATGGTTTATTAATCTGATTCCAATCAAACTGTATAAAATAATTAAATACATCTTTGTTTAAATAAGGTGCAATCAGTATTTTATTATATTCTTTACTTAACATTTCAAGTTGTCTGACACCTGCTGGATTATCAGATGAAAAATAATCTGTTCTAAACTTATCAAACTTTTGTTTTGTGTGTTTGAAATGTATCATTGCTTTTTTACTTAGACCATAATGTCCGTCTGCGGCAACACCAGATATAATAACTTTCTCTTTTATCTTAGGATACATATACATGAATGGCCAAGTGCATTCAAACTGAACTTTCTTTTTACAACTATATTTGTGTGCCAACGTTTTAAAGTCCTCAACTAAATTTTCAGTTGGCACCTCAATACTTGTAAAATTAAATCCAAACTTCTCACATTTCTCC